CGAGCATGGCGACTTCCTGGCCGAGCAGGAAGGGTGTGCGCGTGAAGGCGCCGAGGTCGTCGTTGATAATCGCCTGGCGAGTGATCCCGATGATCTTCCCGTAGGTCGCCAGCTGCCAGGTTTCCTTTCCCTCGACCAATTTGCCGCGGTGGTATTCACCGTCCTCTTTGATCAGCTCGAGCCTGGCCGAGCCGTCGAGAGTGAGCTCACTCACGGTCTTGAAGTCCGGCGCCGTTCGACGAGCTGCGATGAGTCGCCACTGCGATTCATACATCTCGTATCCGGAGCGCAGGCTTTTGTTTGCTACATTGGCGAGGATGCCGGGGAAGTCAGACGTCGACTGGAAGGCCAGCTGTGCGATCTCGGTGCGATTCCTGCTCTGCCACCGGATCCCCTGGGCCGCGAGGCACTCCTTGGCGACGTCGAGAAGGGTAAGACCGACGAACTGCCGGGATGGTTCGAAGAGCTTCTGGCGCCCCCCTTTCTCGTAGACGAAGGCATGCGTCTCCGGATCGAAGCGCCAGTTTCCCGGCTTGAAACGCTCGAGCAATGCACCGGCCAGGCCGATGCGCCGCATCTCCGTTTCCTCCTGGACGATCTCCGCATGCACGCCGGTGACCTGCGGCTGGGCTGCAGCGCGACGCGCTTTCTCATCGATCGCCAGGCGCCGGAATTCCTCGATCGAGGTATCCGCGTCGATGTGCCGGTCTCCGAAACTCGGCTCGAGGCCGCAGGCCTGGCACGTCTTCCGAATCGCGACAACGCGGCCCTTTTCCTTGGTGGCGCCGAGCTTGCTGACTTTCTCCAGATCTTCCTCCGGAAGAGGAGGATCGGTCTTAGTCGCAGCCGCGGCCGCGTTCACGGTAGCTGGGTCCCTTGCCGGGTTCAGATTCGTTGTGCGGGCCTGTTCGCCCGCATTGGTGATGGGTTTTCCATCGGACATGTTAACTCCTTTGCGGGCCTGGATGGCCCCTTGAATGTCGACGGAGACAACCTCCGCCTCGCTGAACTGCACTTCTGCACCGGCACGGAATCCAGCATCCGGATCCGCCCCGATCGGTACAATCGAGATCTCCAGGGGTTCCCAGTCGACGGCGAGGTAGGACTTGATCTTGTCGTCTTCCTCCGAAACGTCCTGAAGTTTATGAATCTTCGCACCCACACTGGCGTTGCGAATGATGCCGTTTTGAATGTCCTCCCAAATGGGAGTCACTTCGTCGCGCTCGCTAAATCGCAGGTCGGCGTATCCTTTGCCCTTGTCGATCCAGGCTTTTTCGATGACGCCGATCTGCGCCTTGACGCCGGAATACGTGTCGTGGCTGTCGAGGACCGGGGCCTTCCCGCTCAAGAGTCTGTCCATCCGGACTTGGCCTGGTTTCATGCCGAGCGTCAATTTGAACTGCGGATCGTATCCGCGGATCACGGTCGCGCCGGCGTAGAAAAGAACCTGCTTCGTTCTCTCCTTCCCATTGGCCCCGCCGTTTCCGGAGGCCGCAAACTGAGCCGAAAGACTGACTATTGGTACTCGCATGGGTCCTCTCCTATTCCTTTTCCTTGGAGGCGTCGGGTTCGGGCGCCTGTGTTTGCGAAGAGCTGTTGTTCACTGCGTTGCCATTGCCAGTACGATTCCTCGGGTCGCTGTCGAGGATGACCTGGGCACGATCGAAGGCCGCGTTCGTATCGGCGATCTCCTGCAGCTGTTCGTCCGGGTCGTAACCTTCCTCACTGACGGCCTGGCGCCAGGTCTGCATGCCGGTCCGGACCCGCGCGGTCTTCGCGTCCTGGTCCTTCTTCGGATCCACACTGCCATAGCTCGGTGGATGCCATTCGGTCGCGTATGCAGTCGCTGGGATCAGCCCGGCCGAGAAGGCCGTCTGCAGAAACCAGTTTCGAATCGGACGGCAGAACATCGGCATGAAAGTCAGCCATCGAAATTGGTCCATGAAGTTTTGGAAGGAGAGCAGGCCGGCCCGATAACTCGAATAGTTCACGTTGCTCAGATCGCCGGTGAGCTGCTCATAGGTGATGCCGATCCCAGAGGCAATGCGCGTCTGGTGGTCGCGCATAAACGACCGGTAGCCGGCGCCCGACCCGGCCGGGGTGCCAAACGTCACTTCTTCGCCCGGCGCCAGGTACCGCACCATGCCCGGCTCCACCGTCTCGACGTCTTGGTGATCTTCCTTGCGGAGCGGTCCGATCGTTGGACCATCGGCGCCTTCAGGCTGCGTTACAAAGGCCGCGAAGCAGGCTTCGATCTTCTTCCGCACAAGCTCGGCCTCGGCGTACTCGTCGAGGTCGCGCATGTTGATCATTACCGGCGCAAACCAGGGCACGCCCCGGACCTGCGATCGATCCTTCTCGTAGAGGTGCAGGACATATTGCGCCGGCACGCGTTCGCTTCGGAGGCTGCTGCGCATATAGTTGACGAGCACTTCTCCGGGATGATCCGGATACAGCCAATAGGCAATGCGCCGGCCGAGGGGGTCGAATTCCACTCCCTGGATGATCCGGCCGCCCGCGGGCGTCGTCTCCGTTTTGTTGTGGTCGAGGTAATCCGGCTCCAAGAACTGCAGCTGCAAAGGCACCGTCAAGCCGTCGCTCGCATACCGCGGGCGCATGCGAATCAGGGCCTCGCCGGCCTCCACCACCGATCGAACTGCCATGCGCTGGATCCCGTAGAAGTCGAGCTGCCCATCGGAGTCGCACTCGTCAACGAAGGCTTTCCAGGCATCGTCCACTCTGGCAACCGTGGCCCGGTCATTATCCGGGACGTGCGTTTGCGCGCGGATCCCGGTGCCCACTGCGTGGCCGACCAGTTCCCGGACGGCCTTGGTGGCATAGGCATTGTTCCGGACCAGGTCGCGCGATCGCTGCCGAAGGCGAGGCAGGACGCCGGTGATCTCCGCGTTCGCAGAAGTGTCCTGCGTGATCCAGGATCCCATCCGACGATCGATGCGGGCGCCCTCGTAGGCGAGCATAACTTGCTCGGCTGCCCGCGCGCGGATCCGCGAGAGTCCCCAAGTCGGGGCGAGATAGCTTATTGCACGATCCAGGAGTGTGGTTTTCATCAGAATCCTGTCCGGTGCCGACCGGGTCCCGGATACTGACCAGGCCGCGGGCCTTTTCGAAATCTCGTGTAATGCGTCTGATTGGCCGGGACCATTCCCAGGGAAACGCGGATCAGATGCCGGGCGCGCAGCATGCTGTCGAGATCGTTGTATTCCACCGAGCCATCGGCAAAAGAGACCCGGCGCGCGCCGCTCGCGATCGCGGCCTCGAGCGTGGCCAGGTCGGTCGTTGTCCAGCTCATCCTTTTGGCCTCCAGAGTTTCATCATCGCGGCCTCGTATTTCTGCCAATCAAGACCGAACAATTCTGTGAACACACGCTCGACTACGGTAGCGATCTTGTGTCCGCGGTAGTAAGGGCTGGCTGGGTCGTCGCCGGGTTCGACGTCGGCCGGCACGAGCCCCTGGCTGGCCTTATCCTCGAACTGCGCGTCGAATTCCTCCGAGGCCTCGGTCGTGATCCCGTGCAGCTCATTCCAATGGCGCTCGACGAGCTCGTGAATGAAAACGGCGAGCTCGGCCGTGTTGTCTCCGAGGTCAGAGGATCGGAATTCCTCGACGGCGCCATTCGTAAAGTAATCGCCGATCGTGTTGTAGTGCTGCTCGGCGTGCGGGATCACTTTGAAATGCAGCTCTTTCATAGCAGGCTTTTTACCTCATCGAATCGCTTCTGGAAAAGGCCGGCCAGGTCAAGCCGGTATTGCACGTCCGGCAGCACGACGGCGCCGGCGACCTTCTCCGCGGCCGCGATCGCATCCGGGATGGTATCTGCCAGGCCCGTGGCCACTCCGATTTTGCCCTCGCCTCCGGAGCTTAGAAGGTTCAGCTCGTCGTCGCGTTCGATGTCATAGGGATAGAAGTGGTCAAAATTCTTAATCCCGCGGAGAGGAATGCCGCTCGGTGCGTGCGCCCTCGAAGAAGGATAAGGGGAAATGCTCAGCCGGATCCCACCGGCAAAGCCGGCCCGGAGAGGAATGCTCGAGGCCTGCCCGAGCGCGACGTCGGCAAAGAATTTGCCTAACTCACCGTCAAGCAGTTCATTGAAAACTGTGGGCTCGCAGTCGTAGCCCATCCGAGGTGTGAATTCGAGAACAAAGACGTCTTTATCCGTAGCGATCGCATTGACCTGGATGATGCCCGTGTAGTTTTGCTCCTGCGCCCAGGGCAGGATCTTATCGAGCTGGGACGCGGTGATCCGATCCCAATCGACTGCATAGAGAATGTTCCCGCTGCAACCGCCCGCAGGACCGCGATCACCATCCATGAGCTTCTTGGTTTCGAGCGTGCGGTCTGCTGGCAGCAGGGGTTTCCCGTGGGAGAACCAAAGCGCCGTGTCCACCTC